CTAAAATAGATGTTTAAGTAAAACATAGTATTTATAAAATTGAACTTTGGTTTTGTGTGTGTAGGTGTATGTGGTTAAAAGGATTTGGGGCTTCCGATTTACGGAAAAAATAACCCCTTTTTCATTAACAATAACCCCTTTTTTATTAACAATTCTCTCCCATTATCAACAAAAAAACTGTTAAAAGTTTGAAAAAACTGTTTGAAAGTTTGTTTTATCTTGATATTTTTATGATAAAAAGTATCTTTTTTTTTGTTCTATGTATGGATACAAAGAAAAAAAACTAACAATACATAACAAATTTATTTTAATTTAACAAACATTGATTAAAAAATAACATATCTATTTAATACGTTTTTA